TTACTTTTGATTTCTTTAACATCGTCAACATCAACATCATGTTGCGCAGTTTCCGAAACTGGATCAGTACCCTTAGCCCATTCGTTGGCGATGGTCTTCATAGCATCGGTTAGGTTCGAGAAGTCTTTAACCAAACCAACACCACCACCAACTGACTTGTTATAAAACAAGTCATTTGTGATGGCATTATTATTCTTTAGAATGTAATGTTCTAGCGTGATACACTCTTCAACAGAGCCACGCCACAGAATAACCTTTTCTAAACGACCGAACTGATGAGCAGTCTCTAACTCTTCATCTTTAGAAGAGAAGATATATCCATCATGCTCTTCTTTGGTTTTATGAAATCCTGGATAAAGTTTACCGTTATCCATATTTCGGTAACCGTAAGTCAATGCTTCATAGATGGGATTTAGTTTCATAACAAGGTTACTTTCTCAGTTTCAATAGTATTATTATACTACAAAAACGAATTTAAGTCAACACCTTTTTGCGAATCGTAGGACGATGCTAGGCTTCCCTTTCGACCCGAAAATAATGCCTTACGAATTGTAGGGTCTTTATCATCGTATATTCCATCCTGCAGAGCACCGTTTACCTTAAAGATACTAAGGCTGCACCCCGATTTCTGCTTGCCCCAAAAAGTAAAACTTAAGGATTCGTAAAATGGTACAGCAGGTGGCTCGGCAGAAACTCGGAAATAAACAGCACCTCGCTGCACTATATCGGCGTAGGAGCGCAGAGTAAGTTCTTTTGCTACACCTTTGCGTCTATGCTTGGCGAACGTATGAAGCAGTTGTAGGTTGGCAACCTTTGGTTCTGTTCTGCTTAGAGTGGTGATGATTGCACCCATGAGTTCACCATCATCGGTAAAGGCACCAAGACACTCATCCCATTGCTTTTGCATATCTGCTTTGGCTCTGAATGTCTTAGCGAAACCGTCAGCCTTGTCTTCAGTGATGGCTGCTACGAATTCGTCTCTGGTACACTTACGCAACTTCATGGTATTCACGGTGCTTATTGCCACGCTCTTTATCCCACTTTGTGTTAACCCAACCAACATACTCGTTCAGATCCCAAACGAATGGAGGGAACTTGAACTCTTCAGCAGCAAGGATTTCCTTGACGCTTGGACCATCGTTCAATGCAGCATGAACAAACTTCTCTGCGAAACGGAACTGCGCTTCTACTTCTTCACGCTTAGTTGAAGAACGGAAACAACGGAACTCAATGGTACCTGTGTGCTTCATACAGTAAGTATTGATAGCGTAGCGGAATGGACGACCCATTGATACACCATCTTTACCTGCAGCGTGTAGCTTGATAAAGTGTTCAAAGTCTGTTGCTAGATTGATGATATTGTCGCACATGTATTCTGGCATTTCTCGTCCACCGTCATACTTGAGGTACATCTTAGCACCCTTGGCAGTTTTCATCTGACCAGTTTCGTAGAAACCGTAACACGCTTCAATAGTATCAGTCTGGTTTGCTTTGATGTAAGCAATCAACTTCTTTAGTGACGCAACATCATCTTTAAGTCCAGGAACATAAACGTGAAGGTGACCATGATTTACGCAAGACGCAGATGGTTGGTTGCCATTGTCAACGAAGAACTGGTGCAACTCCATAACTCGATCGGCTTGCTCTTGCCATGTTCTAGTTGGCTTGGTGTTAATCTCGCCACCCATGTAAGGATCAGTACCAAGAGGATCGCAGGCAACGTACTTAAAGGGTTCATGAATGTTCACGATATCAGTTTCAGCGTACTCCCAAGCACCAAGATGTGCAGGAACTTCAAGACGACGATCAACGTCACCCCATTCAATCTCATAACCCCATGTGAAGTCTTTAGATTCGTATTGTTTCATATTCTACCCTTTGCAAATCATTATTAGCAATATCAACTCGTTCCATGTTCATTGACAAGTATCCGTCAACAGTCATGTACATATTCATTGGCACTTCAACTGGCAAGTCAAGACCTGCACGTTTCGCAATATCTTTAGTAGATGTAATTATACACCCGTTATCGTACAAAGTAAAATAAATTGGTCGCTTACCATTGCGATAGAAACGAACCTTCTTATCAAGTGTCAACTCACAAACACCCATTGACATATGAGAATACTCACGCAGTGGATCGTTGGAGTGCAGAACTAACTCGCTGTCGTTCTTTGTAAGACAATCATGACCATACAACTCTGCCCACTTCTCTGGGCTTTCTTGAGTAATAACACCATTGTGTGCAATGCTTTTTACTTCGTTGGCTAGTGGCTGATTGTACTCAAGATCGCTAGTGCTGTAACGGCAATGACCAATTAGGTACAAGTTACCATCTGCGCTGATTAGTTCTTTGAGGTTATCATTATGTAGATGTTTTTCGATAAATGCATCGGCAGGAACCGACTCTTTAATCGTCACAATCTTATCAGACCAGCTAGGGAGAAACGACATCCCTGTCGCATGCATACCACGAATCTTAGATTCATAGAATACATTACGCAGGGTTGCCAAGTCATCCTTAGTTGGTGCTTTGATTACAGCACCAATTACTCCACACATTAGAAGAATCCTTCAAGAGAGTTAGCCTTCTCAGCTTCTGGATGATACTTCATCAGCTGGTCACGACCAAGTTTCTGTTCACAGTAGTCATACCACTCTTGGCTTTCCCACATACCAGCGGAAACACCATTCCAAAGTGGACGTTGCTCTGGATGCTCTTTGTCGTTCTTGCGTGACTCAACAAAGTCATAACGGCAATCTTCATACTCTTTGGAACCCAACTCAAGCATCTTCTCACGGAAGTAGCAAACCAAAGAGATGCGTTCTGCTTCATCGTCATGACAAACGATTGGTGTGTTACCATGCATAACTTCGTGGTTGTTAATCAACAGCAAGTCTCCTGGACGCACATTGACAGCAACACGATACTCAGGAGCAACAAGATATGCGCCAGAGTAGTTACCATTGTTGGAAAGAACCAACAAGTTAGACAAGCCACTATCCAGATCGCCAGCGTCATAGTGAGCAGCAGTGCGGAAAGTCTTGTTAACAGTCACAGTAGTGAACGGTGTTCCAGGAACTAAGAATGCTGGGTCGATTTTCTTGGCAGCTTCCATCTGGTTGTTGTAACGCCATGGTAGCAATTCCTTGAAACCTGCAGCCAGAGTTTGTAGGAACGGGAATGACATCTGAAACTTTTCCCAGTTATCACGAGTGTATGATGTTGCACGACCAAACGGAATACGTGGGTAACGATCGAACCAACCAGCAATGCCAGAGTTGACAGAGTTAGCGTAAGTAGTTGCGCAGATCAGATCTTCAGCAACGTGCTTGGCTTGAGCCTTTGCTTCATCTTGTGGTAGCTTGCGTGCTTTGTCAACCCACTCATCGAACTTGAATGATTCTTTCTTAACTCGATCAATAGACCATACACGTGCACGGTTAGACACTGCAGCTTTCTTACCTTCGTACTTCTTGCGCAGTTCTTCAACTGGATCTTCACCAAACAGATTCTCTGCTGGCTTCAAGAAGTGATCAAGCATTTCGTATTCGTACTCAGTAACCCACTCACGGTTGCCAAGTTTCTCTGCACGTGGACCAGCTGCAAGACCACGGTTCTGAGTTTCAACTGCAGCTTCACGCAGACCTGCATAAGCAGCGTCTTGTTGCTCTTTGGTAAAGTAGTTCTTGCGGAACTTGAACGCAATTCGTAGTTCGTCAGTACCCTTCTCGCAACCAGCGCAGTTCTTTGGAACATCACAATTGGCTTGAGTAGCGATGTCACAATTTGGTGGCATGTAAACGTCGCAGTCTTCTTCTACCAAAATGTCGTAGTGCGATTCGTCAAGGAATTGACCCAACAGATGGGAACAATCATGCTTGCGGTCTGCCACGATAATCTTTACGTTTCTATCTTTTTCTAACATTTCATTCTCCTTAGAACTTGAATCCACTAAAACCTTCACTACTATGTAGTCGTTTTCCAAAGTCAGATTTATCAAACACTGGCTTGTCATCGTCACGAGTACTGTAACTACGACTTTGTCCAGCATCAGCCAAACCTTCTTGGGCAGACGCTTCTACATCATACAGCTTCATCTTTGAACGGTCAACACCGATGATGAAACGCTTGTAGAAGTTAGGGTCATTATAGCGATTCTTCAATTGCTTCACGATAATCTGATTCAGTTGTTCAAGTTCTTCATTACTAACCAACGCAAACATAAAGTCAGCAGTGGCTGGCAGACCAAATGATTCAGAAGTATCTTCCAATCCTGGATCGCTGTTTGTGTAACCTGAACGAGTAGTCTGAGTGGCTGAAACAATAGGAACATTGTACTCAACTGCAAGACCACGTAGTTCTTCAGCGATGGACTTAATATATGTATAAGAGTTTACAGAGGCTCCCATCTTCATACGCTGACTTGAGCAGATGTTCAAGTAGTCAATCATGATAATGTCAGGCATGAACTCACGCTTTAGCTTTAGTTCTTCTAACAGTGCACGGAAGTGACCAGCATGAGCAGATGCGGTAGGATACTCTTTGACGATTAGCTTACCTTTGGTCTTTGTGGCAATCTTACCAAGACGAGTTTCATAGATGTCTCGGTCAACAACCTTCAACTCATCCATGGTCAGGTTCAAGAGGTTTGCGTCAATACGTTCAGCGATGCGTTCTTCAGCCATTTCCATGGTGATGTAAAGTACGTTGCGACCTTGAACAAGTGCACCTGCGGCAACGTGACACATGAACAATGATTTACCAACACCAGTACCAGCCAACGCAATGTTCAGCGTTTTCTTGGAAAGACCACCCTTCGTAATCTTGTTAAACATATCAAGATCGAACGGAATCTTCTCTTCAACTCGGTGGTAATAGTCGTATCGTGATTGGGCATCGTCAATATAATCATGACCAACATGATTGTCAAAACAAACGGCAAGAGCATCAGAAAGAATGGATGGGATAGCATCTTGTTGGTGGTTCTTATCTCGTCCATCAATGATTTTGATAGAGTCAAGAATTGCGTTATACACTGCTCGATCTTTACAGAACTTCTCTGTTTGACCAATCAACCATTCCTGATTAGCCTCAGCCTTGTCCAATTGCTTGGCAAACTCTAGCATCTCAGGAACTTCTTTGTCAGTAAACCCTTTGAGGTTACCAATCTCAATCGCCAAGATTTCAGGCGAAGCAGACTTGTTGTAATCCTCAAAGAACTTAATGAGCAAAGAGGCAATTGCTGCCTCTTTACGATCCGTAAAGTATGCCGTCTTCAAATGCGGCACTACCTTACGGCAATACTCTTCACTGTGAATCAGGTTCGATAGGATCGCCTGTTCTATTCTCATTGTCAATACCGCCTGTGTAAGTTAAACTGTTTTTCTCAATACCTTCATGGATGAGTTCTTGAAGAATGTCGCCAATGTAAGTCTCAAAGGGTTTCATATCACTGAACTCTTTGGAGTTCTTATCATGAATCTCATACTCGAAACCCAACTTCAAATTGTCGCCTTGCTCTTCAAAGGTAACTCTACCATAAGAGTAAATTATACCTGAGAATGGCTCTTCAAGCAACTTTATTGCGTCCATGCCATTCTTGCGATTCTCAACAATCACGTACTTAGACATCGTCTTCGCCAAAGTCAGTATCGTCAATCTTCTCGAGTTCTGCAGAGATGTCATCATTCTTCATGATGTCACCAGAAGAAACTTGGTACTTCTGTTTTACAAACTCAATGAAAGACTTTTGTTGCAACACAGGTAGCCAGAAGTCTTTGGAATCAGTGTCTTTGATGCGCCACTTCTTGTCGTCGATCTCACCAGTTTCTTTGTTTACTTTCTGATACCAACCATTGCTTGGCTTGATGACGTGTCCTGACTCGAGAGCGATATCGAGCAAGCCAGACCAACGGCTAATGCCACCATCAAAAGATACGCTAACAGGGATCTTTGATTTCTCACGAACGTAACGAGATTTCTCAACGTTGATGATAAAGTTGTAACCAACAATTTCAGTACCTTCTTTTTCTTGCTGGCGACCCAAGATAAAGATGTTGTCGGCAGAGTAGTACGAACCAGTACCACCACCAACGATATCCTTTGGATACAAACCAATTTCTTTGTAAGTGTGATTCACTACCACGCAAGGAATATCCTTCATGGTCAAGTGAGGTGTGACCATACGCCACAGAGATTTCATTTGCTTTGCACGACTCATGTCAGCAACAGACTTACCGTCCATGGCATCATCAACTTCTTTCTTGGAAGCCAAGTTACCGATGGAGTCAACAACGATGATTACGTGTTCACCACGTTCAATCTGATTCAACTGTTGCATAATATCGAACTTCAACTGTTCAACGTCCATAATTGGAGTGTGAATAACTCGCTCAGTATCAATACCGAAAGAGTCAAAGTAAGATTGTGGAGTACCAAACTCAGAGTCGTAGAACAAGACAACACCGTCTTCATACTTGTCCAAGTATGCTTTAGCCATTAGCAAGGAGAATGCAGTCTTAAAGTGCTTTGATGGACCAGCCCACATTGTAAGACCTGGAACCAAACCACCGTCCAAGCGACCAGACAATGCCACGTTAATGACAGGAATTGAAGTAGGAATCATATCCTTCTTCTGGAAGAACTTAGACTTCGAAAGGATAGATGTATCCTTGATTGTAGAATTCTTACGTAGTTTATCTAGAATACTCATTATGCCTCCATGAATTTAACGATTTGATCTTCAGTCATTGCACCAACGACACGCTTGACTTCTGATCCAGAGTCATCAACAATCAGCATTGTTGGAACTGAACGAATGTTGTATTTGCGAGCAACATCCATCTGTGCATCAATGTCAACTTCTTCAAGAGGCATTGTAAGTTTGTCTGTCATGCCATTTAAGGTCAGTGTCAACCCTTTGCATGGACCGCACCAAGTGGCGTAAAATTTTAATAGTTTCATATATTCTCCGATTTATTGTATGATTATACCGTATGATTGTTTACAAGTCAAATTACTTTGGATTGGACTTGTGGTGTGGTGCATCAAACACAAAGGTGATACGAACCTCATCCCCAATGTTTTCTGTTCCATGTTCTAATTTATTGTTGAACCAGATTAATGTTCCAGGCTCGACAATAACTTCTTCATCACCCACCATGTACTTATATCTACCTTGAATAGCCAGATGATAACGATCTCTGGTTTGATAGTAAGTTCCAATGTCAATGTGCTTACCAACTTTACCACCAACTGGCAAAGACAAGAATCCACATCGACTAAAACTCTTGAAGTTTCGTTTCAAGAAACCAATAATCTCAGTATGATTCTTAATTGCAGGAGTTGGTATGCAGATTTCGGTATCTCCAACGTACTGATCTAAACTCTCAACCCCACCAATCACAAGCTGTAACACACCAGCTTGAACGGCAGGGAATCCAAACTCATTCACCAGATCATGCACACCTTCTATGTTTTTCTGCGCACCCCAATCTTCGGGATGCTTCTTTAGTTGTGCAAGAATCTTTGATACGTTGATGCCAGTTTTGATAACTTTTATGTTGTTCATCCGAAGAAGTCCTCAATTGATGCTTGTTGTTCTGTGCGCCACCCAAGTGGCTCAATTACGGTTTGCATTGCGTCAAGGAAAACCTTTTCAAACTGCAAGTCGTAATCTACATAACTATGTAGTGCGAATTCTTTCGGCAGTTCTTGAGGGAACGAGATGACATCTTCTTGGAACGGATTTGGTTTACGAACATACACAAACTTAATCTTGTCGCCATCTTTGATGGCTTGATACTTCTTCTCAAGACCCATGCGCTTACAGTGGTGATTGAACAACAAAGAACCACGAACGTGAATCGGTGTACCCTTGGCATAGATTGGCGAACCTTTGTAAGTGTTCATACCATTAACACCACGTGGGAATGCGATCTCTTCAACTGGAAGTTGACGGAACTCTGCACGGAACTTCTCGATGTAAGCATGCAACTTAGACTGATCGCCTTCAAGAATAACGCTAATGGAATCTTTCAGCTTGTCACGAATCACCGCTGGAGTTGAAGACTTGACCATCTCAAGACCCATCACTTTTAGCTTTGGCTTTGCGTATTGAACACCCTCAGAGTTATGCACGTTGAGAATGTATCGCTTCTTGGCAGTCCAGATGGCTTTGTCGGCTAGAACTTCTCGCTTCATGATCATCTTTTGAGAGTATGCATTCATGTACTTTGCCAACTCTTGATAACCATCGTCAATGAACGGTTGGAAAACATCCTCGCAGATCTTGTCCATGAACTTGATCTTTTGTTCATCAGTCTTGCCAGCGCAAACCTTCTCAACAAGATGTTCAAGTGTCAGGTAGATCGAGTCAGTGTCAATGGCAATGACGTAATCAATACCTTCAGTCTTGAGAGTCTTGTTCATGAAGACGTTTAGCTTGTTTGCCATCCAACGAATGGACAACTGACCAGAAGTTGTAATACCTTCAGCCATACGAATATCAAAGTAACGGAAGTACTGGTTGCCCATAGCACCGTAAGCAGAGTTTAGGGCAATCTTCATAGCCATCTGCAGGTTGTTCAAACGAGAGATCTCTTTGACTAGTGCTTTGTTGCCCTTGTCGTGTTCGTACTCTTGTTGAACCTTCAGCATCTGCTTCTTGTACATTGAACGGTCTTTGTACATCTTTTCCATCAACTCAGGCATGAACCCTTTGATGTCTTTACGATAACACCAACCGTTTGCAGTCATCGACAAGTCACGACGATGTGCATAACTTGTATCAACTTCTTGATTGAGTAACGCATCAACGCTGCATGCAATTTTCTCATGAGTCAGAGTCTCAGGCGAGATGTTATACTGCATGATCAAGTGGGGATACAAGGAGTTCAAGTCAAACGACGCAACCCACTTATGAGCACCAACCAAAGGATCTTTAACATAAGCACCTTCAAACTGTTCAGCTTTGGATGAGAAACCCTTTGCTGGGATAACAATCTGTCTCTGACGCAGGTGATTATAGATGATGGCATCCCACATACGTACTTGCGAGAAAACATCTTCATAGTTAATCTTTGCGTTGTAAGCCATGGTCAAACACAACTCAATCAATCGCATCTTGTCTTCCATTTGGTCAACAAGTTCAACGTCATGAATGTTATATTCAACGAACTGTTGCCAGTGGTGGGTGTAGAAGTCTTTGAAAGTCTCTCCTGGATTTTCCTTCTTCTTGTCGCCAAGTTCTTGCTCAGCAATGTAGTCAAGACGGTATGACTCTTGCTTTGTGTATGTGAACTTCTTGTACAGTTGCAGGTAGTCTAGCTGAGAGATACCGTGGATGTCATAGTGGATTTCTTCGTTACCTTTGATGAACGTCTTGCGCTCATTGATGTAACCCCAAGGAGAAAGTTTCTTGGCAAAGGACTCGCCCAACTCTCGCTCGATACGGCGAACAAGATAAGGCACGTCGAAGAAGTCAGTGTTCCAACCAGTGATTACGTCTGGGTAGTTTTGCTGCCACCAGATGCAGAACTCTTTGAGCAATTGCTGCTCATCACGGCAGTTGATGTAGATTACATCGTCACGGTTGTGTACGAATGCACCAACACCGAATGTGATAATCTTCTTGGACGCCAAGTCCTTGACTGTGATTAGCAATAGTTCTTCGTTGGCTGCTTTGATGTCAGGGAAACCATATTCAGTTTTGGTTTCGATGTCAATCGTGAACACTTTGATTTGTTCCATATCCCAACGAATGTCACTCTCGTAAGTGTCGCTTAGATACTGGCAAGCGTAGTTGGTGTTACCATAGATGTCAAAGCCACGTACATCTTCGTAACGCTTAACGAACTCACGTGTGTCTTTTACACCTCCAGGTTTCACTTCATCAACGACTTGTCCCTCAAGAGTACGCCACGGAGAGTCGTCTTTCTTTGAGGGAACATAAAGGGTTGGGTAAAAGTCTACCTTGTGCAAAAATGGTTGTCCGTCTTTATAACCACGGACACACATCTTGTCACCAAAGGGAAAGACATGCGTGTAAAAAATCATATTATGAATGTCCAAAAGTAATAAATACTATTATACCTGCAATGGGTATATAAATCAAATGAAATGGTGTCCTTCACGGAGCGGGAACTCCCAAGGACTCTAATACTAATAGGAGTATCAGCATGAGTATTTATGAAGAAGATGTATTCGCATCTCTAAAATCGTTCGTCTTTGACGAATCACAACTTCCACCTCCCGAAAAGTATAGTGTAAAACACTTACATCCAATGTATGGGATAAACCACACGGAAGAAACCATAAAGCAAATGTCAGAATCCAAACTTGGGAGAAAGAATCCAAGATATGGAGTCACATTATCTTCTGAAACTAAAAGAAAGTTATCAGAAAAGCTGTCTGGTTCTAAGAACCCATCTTACGGAGTTTCGCCATCTGCTGAGACCAGAGCAAAACAATCAGCCAAATTAAAGGGTGTACCACAAAGAAGGGTTACTTGCCCACATTGCGGAGTTACCATGGCACTAGGTGCATTCACCAGATACCACGGTGTTAAGTGCGCTTCCCATACATCAACTGCATAGCGTCCAAGGCGCAGTCATGGACTGGGTGATGTTTAATCACGTTATGTCTAATAAAAGTTGGATGCTCTACTTCTACATATCCATTAGAAGTACCGTACATAATATCAACCGCAGTGCGGACATCTCGCCACTGAGCGTAACCTGTGATGGGTTGCATGTCAAGTTTGACTGCCAGAGAATCAATAGCCATCTGGTCTAAAGAACCACGTGCCCACATTGTTTGTTTCTGTGCATTTGGGAACTTGTTCATATAGTTATGCAACTGAGTCAGTGCATCTTCAGGAGACAAGTCAGTGCTTGAAGGATCGAATGAAACACTACGAACGTATTCGTGTTGGTTCTTCCACCACTCAAGTGTGCCAAGGTCAATGGTGCGCTTCAAACGATCTATCTGATCTTTGGCTTTGATCTTAACAAAGCATGCACTGTCCAACATCTCTTGGTAAGTTGGTTGTTTCTCTGGGTCAAAATGAATCAAAGCTGCCGATAAAACGACAGCTGTTGACTCAACTCCAAGGGTTTCAATATCAAATAGGAACATTAGTAATCTCTCTTTTCGCCTTCTTTAGTGAAGAAGACATTTAGTTTCTGGTCATCTGCCCACTTCTTACAGTAGTCATTATCAATATCACAAATAGCCAGTGCTTCTTCTTGCGTAACAACTCGATGGCTTACGATCTGTTCGCCGAGTGGTGACTGTGAAAACTCTTTGGCAGTTTCCATAGTTACATCATCAAGTGCATACTCTGGATGGTCAGCTGGCGCTTCTACACAGTAGCGCATACGATAGGTAAAGATGGTATCAACCATCACCCATACTTTATTGTTCGGGCTGTTTCTCATAATCAATTACCTCCATTTTAGCGTCACCGTTGGACTCTTCAATCTGCTTAGTGAATCCAGCAAACACTTGCATTTGGTAGCCAGTCATACCTTCAGAGTTTTTGCGACAGATATAAGTTGAGCCAGAGTGGTTCAAAAACTCATAGCGATCCTCGAACTCTTTGGTTTCTGTAATGCCACTGGAAAGTTTCCAAGAAGCACCATATGTGTAGCTACCACCCCAACCAGCAAAGACTTTATCAATGACAGTGCCATTGTAATCAAACCGCAGAACCTTCCAGCGATCTGGTGTATAATCACGCATTTCGTTCACCTTTCTTCTTTTGGTATTCAGCTTCGTGCTCATCGCACAGAGTACGAATCCATCCACCACCTCTTTGTTTACCTACATTACCGCATGTTTCGCATGAACGTGCAGCCCAAGATTCAGCCATACGAACCATGCCACTAATTTCGTTATCACCACCGTCGTAATAGAATCGAAGTCCACCAAACTTTTCTTTGATCTGAGCAACTCGAATATAGTCTAGCTTTGGAGTTACATCAATATCATTCTGCATGGCTTCTTCAGCACGTTCGATATCCCAGTCAGATGGTTCTCTATCTCTCTTACCAACCATGAATTTGATCAGTGCTTCCATACCTTTATCTTTGGCACGTTGCTTACGCAAGTCATTGGCACGCATGTTGCGCTTGTGTTTAGTATAGTGGTCAATGTTACCAATTAGAGATTCAATGATAGGATACCAACCTTCGCCAATAGCAAACCCACCATAGCGTGTGGTTTCGCCAAAATAGCGTGGGAACTTTTCTTCCATTTTCTTAGCAAAGATATCGTGTACTTCTAATTCAGTCATGATAGTTCTCGATCCATATGTTCTCGATAAAGAGCATTGAGTGCATGATATTTTTGTCGCACTTCTTCTAAGTTTTCAGCAGTATTGTCACGCAATAGATTATCAACGGCAATTGCCAATGCACGACTCAAACGAATCTCTACAAAAATATCAGTTGTCATACACCCACCTTTAAGAATTTGCGAATCAGTTTATCTTTGATCATATCTGGAACAGTCATGTATGGGAACTCCACCACAAATGGACAACTTCCAGTAATCTTCCAAGAGTTAGTCTCAAGGAAAGATTTGTAAATCTCTACATCAGCTTTGCTGTTAATATCGAACTTGCGCTTCTTATTTAATTTGATTGCTTGCATCTGCGGTTTCCTTGTCATCACGAATTTCCAAAACGATTGGGAGGAACAAAGACTCTTCTCCCAATTTGTTCTTGATTCTCATATTATACTTGATTGCTGCGATCTTGTCAACTATTTCTTCACCAAGATTCTTGCGTTGTTCGTCTGTAAAACCAGAGCCCACGCTAACCTTAATCACACCATCAGCAGATTCGCAAAGAATTGCACCAAGCATTCCTGCATACTTACCAGTACCTTCTTGAATGCCAACGATCTTCAGATCGCATTCCAGTTCGCCTTTGAATTTGATTTGTGTTTTGCTACGCTTGTCTTCCCAGATACCATTCAAGTCTTTGAGAATGATACCTTCTTGACCCTCTGCAAGATATGCTTCGAAAATCTCTTTGGCTTCTTCGTAGGTTGCAACAACCTTGTGCTCAACCAGATGAATCTTAGTTGGCAGATTCATAACTTGAAGAGAACCAAAACGAGTTTTGTATGGAGTTGGGCACTGACCATCGGTGAAGTAAGCATAAGGGATAAGATCCCATACAGTGGCATGAACTTTAGCTGCATCTACTGCAGAGATCGTACCTTTGTTTGCTTTGTTCAGAATACCATTGCCAGTCTGGCGATCCAACACTGAACCATTATCAACAACAAGCAACTCGCCATCAAACACACAGTCAATACCATTGGCAAGAGTTACGAATTCTTCCTCTAGGTTGCCAAGCAATTGAATCTCTTTACCATTACGACTGCGGAACTCGCACTTACCATCTTTGACGATTGCGTTGAAGCGCATCCCGTCCATCTTTAGCTGAACTGCTGCTGGGAACTTTACCTTGTCTACGAGTTTCTGCTCGAATGGGCTGCACAACATTACTGGATATTCGTGCACCAAGCCAGTCCACACGCTGTTTGCTGTACTTACTTGCACTCCACATTTGAGATCCTTTGCGATGATACGTTCGATAACTTTAGCGTCATCTTCAGACAGGTTGGTGAGGATATTGGTCAAGTGTTCAATGGCTGCATTGCCAGTGACCAGACGATGAGAAAGATCGAACAGCGCATCAATACCTTCTTCAAGTTTGACTGTGTTCTCTGGAGCACCACGAGTGTACTTGGGGATCTTGCGTTGGTAGAATTGAGTGAAAGGATCGAGAGCCAAGCGCACAACTTCACGCAGGGTTTCGTTATCGCGATTCGCTTCGAGTTGTTCGATTTTGAAATTGCGAGATGAGTTGGCAGCAAGGCTCTCGAGAAAAACATTGATATTCATTTCAATTCCTTAAAGGTGCGGTAGCGAGTGTCAAAGCGAATTGGCTTGGAGAACTTCGTAACCTTCTTTGTGTCCACATTATAAAAAGCAACCATCTTAGACTTATCATCAGTCAAGTAGTAGATATGATTGGGGCAAGGCACTGACCAGTCCTTGGTAGTTTCTTGGAAGGCTCTCATCTTACCACCAGCTATCGTAGTAAACTTCGCCACCAGCGGCAAACACTTCACGTGCATCAGCGATAAACTTCTTAGTCGCTTCGATGTCTTCAGGGTAGATGTCCTGAGAACCAAAGAAGAAACCTTCTCGTGGCTGCAGTGCCCGCACTGCGATGTCATGTTCTAGCTGATCAATAACGACAGGTGACAGCTGAACAGGAACGCAATTGAACTCACCAGAAAAACCACTGGCACGAGCAAAGTCTTCCATCCAGCCGTGCAGTGCGTTGAACTTTCTCCAGTAAGCCAACTCGGTACGATCAGTACCTTCAGCGATAGCGAACTGTTCATTAGCGTCATTTTTAGCGACTGACCACGCAAACATATCCAGACCCATGATTTTCTCCTTAGATGCCAGAACGAACGTAACCCATGGCAAAGCCATTGGTAGAACCAGACGAGTTGCGAGTGGTTTTACCAGACATAGTAGACTTAGGTGCTTTGCGAGGTTTCACTTGTTCAATCGTGCCACCACGTGCAAGGAATTCTTGCAGAGCCTCAGAAGTCTCAGTACGAACTTGGGATTTGGTTTTGTAGATAGTTGCTTGCATGATATATTCCTCTTTCAAATTAAACAAAGTCGTAGGCAGTTTCGGCACCAACACGGGAGATGATGATACCACACTTCAATTTCTTCAACAGAGCAGTCTCCAGTTTCACAGCATCAGGAACCGAACACTCAACAAACAGCGAACCATTGGTAAACGCTGCTGTAACATCAGAACCCAAAACCACTGCCACTTCAACCAACACGTCTTTTTCGAAGCTCATCATCATTTCCTTTTTCTCATTCATTACAGTTATTATACATCAGGTACGAATAAAAGTAAACACCTAAATGAGAAAAACCCTACACTCGGTAGGGTTATTTTTGCCTTACTCTGTAAGGGTTTGCAGGGAGCTAAGACCCTTACCAGAGAAGGGGTTCTTAGGGCATTTGTAGCCCTGAGAGAGCCGATGCAGGGGCGATCTGGATGCCTACACCGAAAAGACGGTTGTATTCGTTCTTCATCTGGTCTACTGGGTCACCTTCGGCTGCAATAGCGGATCGATAGATGCTCACGTTGCCTTCTACGTAGGGCATGTATGGAGCAAGTCCAACACCCATTTGACCTTGTGCATTTTGTTGCACCATAATTTGCGCAGGTTTCTTCAACACGATCGTTTGGTCGTAGTGATTGAACACTTCACCAATAAGTTCTTCACCGTTGATCATCTTAAAAACCACAACGCTTCCAGCTTTTGCCATACTAATCCTCACTTATTAAAAAATCTATAAAATCAGCTGCTTCGTTATGAGTGGCAAACTGACGCATATGAAATCTATCTTCGTCAAAATAATGACTGGCTATAACCATAACCCACTTTGACTTAAATACGGATATCTTCATCACCCAGTTGCCACGACGTATGGCAACAAAGGATATTAAGTTGGGAGATATCTTTGCTTTCATCATACAAGTATTTAGGGAGACCGAAGTCTCCCTGCTTGTATGATTACTTCTTGGTAGGTTGCGGTGCTTTACCGTTTACCCAATCCCAGTCGTCATCAGTCATTGGAATCCAGTTATTCATTTTACTTTACCTACCTTGTAGGTTCTGAATGCTTGGATACCCTCAGCTAATCCTAGAACAATATTCTTACAGTTTTTCAGCAGCTTGATCATATGCTTCTTCCTGTAAAAGTTGCTTACCCTTTCCAGCCTTAACTGGAACCTTCTTAGCCTTCTTTTCTTCTGGCACGAGTTGATCAAGAGCGATCTTAAGAACACCATTGAACAGTTCTGCATCCTTGACTTCATACTGGTCGCCGATAGCCCAAGCACGTGTGAACGCACGAGTGGCGATACCTTTGAACAAGTAATCAGTATCTGGTGGTTCAACTGATTCAGAGTTACCCTTAACGATTAGCTTGCCACCGTCGATAGTAATGTCAATTTCGTTTTGTGCGAAACCAGCTACAGCGATTTCAATCGTGTAGGTATTACCGTTCTTGCGAACATTGAATGGTGGGTAGTTAGGGATGTTTTTGGTCAAGTCGTCGTGCAACGCTTGCATCTTCGAGAATTGCTCATCGAAGCCCACAAAGACCTTATCGAAGTCTTTGAAGTGTTCACCAAAAATAGTTGGAATGAATTTTGATACCATAGTTTGTTTTCTCCTATTAAGCGAGTTAGTGATAAAAGTGTCTCCCCGAAGGCAAGACATTGCTGGTTACTTTATCCAGCGGCAATTAACGAATGCCAGTGAAATCTCTCGGACGCCTATAACCGTGACGACTAACGTGCCCTAAGGTGGGTTCTTTTTATTTAGGCAGCTGCTTGTTGCTGCTTAACTAATTCATCTACTTGTGGGTCGCCTTGCTCTTTGATCTTACCAATCAAAGCTGCAATCTCAGCGAATGGGTGTTGACCCAAAGAGCGTAGAATAGTATTTACTTCGTCAATCGTCAATTCAAGTTTAATCATTTCTCTTTTTTCCTATGTTATATTTTGGAACAAGTTCCCACTGGTCTTTCTCTTTGAAAGATACGACCTTAATTTGAGACAACGATGCTTTTGGCTCAGCCTTAGTTGCAGTAACGATCTTTAATAGATCCCAGTCTGCTAATAGGGAAGCGATAGCGTTGCGTCTCTCGACATCACCTGAAGTGATATTCGATTCTTTACCATCCAATGCAAAGAGTTCTTTGAAATGGACGATGAAGTATCTGCCTTGCTTATGTAAAATATGGCAAGACTGATATAGTTTTTGTTCTTTTCTGGAGGCGATGCCGATGCGAGTTAGCGTCTCACGAACCTTAAGAAAGTTATCTGGTTCTGGCAAGGTCACTTCAAGCATGGACTCGGGAGTCCAGTCGTAGTAAATCATTTCGACGGTCATTATTTTCCACCTTTTTGTAATTTTTCTTCAATTATATTCAACTGTTCTTCCGATAAGACGCTCAATGCTTCTTTCGCCTTCTCGTTAGAATATCCGAAATACTCTTTTACCAATTGAAGCGACTTAGTCTCTTTGTCTTTTTTAGACCATTTGCTAAAACGCTTTTTCTTTGGTATAGTATTTAGGAAAAAGAAAAATTGCCAGTCATTTGGGATGGTGGCATAACGGTTCATCTCGTTGGCATACAACACTGTATCAGGGAAGTACGACAACCCACGATTCACCATGAATGGGGAGTACTCTTTGAAAGAGGCTTGGTCTTCAAAGACGTTCTCTTTCGTAAAGTTAATGGCATTTATTACATCAAACGGATTCATTCGCCCACCCCATCTCAACTAGATTCTTATGGGCAGCAGCAAAGGTCTTTCCTGGAAACTTAGAAGCCAATACTTCTTCTAATTCTTTTCGAGTGTTACCTTGTCCCATGAAAGAGTTATCATCCATGTTGTGCACATAGTAAACTCCATTGTGTTGTTCAATGGTAATACGAATAGAACTAGCGTTGGCTTCTTCGATGTCTTCACCAATATGCTTTAGCAACTCGTCAATCTTGCGCACAGCTGCTTGCTCACGTGCATGCCATCCAGAGAAGAATCCAAGTATACCTACAACGGCAACAGCAATAATCTCAACCATATCGTCCTCACTTGAACTTGCAGTTAGCCATGATCTCAGTCAAAGCAGCCATGATATTTAGCTCATGGTCAGCGACGAATGCAGCTTTGTACTGGTAGTCGGCAAGGATAAGAATCAACTGAGGGATGCTTGCTGGTTCCATATTGGCAGTTGCAGTATCATACAATTGACGGAACAAAGAGACAGAATCTGCATCAGAGTTCTTACCAACCCAAGTACGCACAGCAGTAAAGTCTTTGTCCTTCATGGACTTGACTAAGGCTTTGTATGATTCTTCGCTTACGTTGACCAGAATGCCAGTATCAATCTTACCTGATACAGAGTAACGCTGAAGTTCGTTCAAGATACGGCGATAGTCAGGGAAGTGTTTGCCAATCAATTCAGCAACGACTTGTGGGTCGAACTCAACACCTTCGGTCTTAAGAATCTGAGCAACACGCTTGTAGAACGACACGATAATGTCTTTCTTTTCGGCAGTGTCAATCTTGAATTCAATAACAGCGCATCGGCTGTGGAGAGGTTCAATGATACGGTTTTTGAAGTTACATGTCAGAATGAAACGACAGTTCTGGCTAAATTCTTCAATGAACGCACGCAACGCTGGTTGAGTAGAGTTGGGGTTCAGATAATCAGCTTCGTCTAGGATAACGACTTTCTTTGCATCAGTCAGCGATACGCTGGACGCAAACGACTTGATCTTGGTACGCAGAACGTCAATACCCGATTCTTCCGAACCGTTAATGAACATGTACTCAGCGCCGATCTCATTGCACAGTGCTTTGGCAATGGTAGTCTTACCAGTACCTGCTGTGCCACACAAGAGGAAGTTAGGCAACTCACCCTTGCTAACATATTCCTTGAAAGTCTTCTTCAAAGACTCAGGCAATACACAATCATCAATCTTCTGTGGACGGTACTTCTCAACCCACAAAAACATTTCATCACGAACTTCCATAGCATTCTCCATAATAAAAAAGGACAGGGGTAATTATACCACCTGTCCAAACACAAAGCAAATTAGAAACTGAAGGTGGAATCAGCTTCAACTGCTACATAATAAACCAGTTCGCTAGTGCTAGCTTTGAAACGAGAGATCTTTTTGCTAGAGATGCTAACGATATAATCACCTGGAAGCATCTTCATGTTTTCAACTTTCAAGTTCGCTTGGAAAGTTTTGTCAGTAGAACCAACATGAGCATTGTAGCTGTTGCCAGTCAGGTTCTTTTTATCACCAACTTGAACAACGATCTTATCACCATCACCGATGATTTGAAGGTCAGTTGCACGAAGGACTGATGCAGTGCGGTGAATCATGTTCAACATAGTTGATGTCAAAGTGAATTCAATTTCTGCTTCTGGGAAAGAGATCTTGCGAGTAGGAACAGTCAACACAGATGCGTCAGCTGCAAAATACTTGATGGAGTTGCCACCTTCTTTGATGGTCACAAACTTCTCACTGAACTCCAACTCTGGGTCATTGAACAAAGACATTGCGCCGAGGAATTCGTTCAAGTCATAGATACCAAAGTCACGTGGGAAGGTTTCAGTTACAGTAGTGTCAGACATGACATTCTTTTGTGCACTGATTGTTGAGATCTCGTTGCCTGACTTCAAGAGGATGTTGCTGTTAATGCCAGCGAAGTTCTTGAACAGGTTTACGGTTTCTTTGCTTAGTTTCATATATTTCTCCTATAATTAAGTAGTGTACCTACTATGTATAACAAATTATACGGTAATAGGTACATTTTGTCAAATTTATTTTAGATGGTTTTGTACATTGCAGACTGCGCAACGAACTGTTGTTTCCAACCCCACTCATCAAGCACTAACTGATTGAAGATGTGTTCTTCAACTTCGATGATACTCTCTACCGACAACTCCAACATGCGGATTGCACGAGTGTAGTTATCTGCATAGTTGGTTGGGCTCTGAGGTAAAGACTTAATCTTTCGGAACTCATTCAAGTCTCCAGTATTTGCCAACTTCAAATTAGCTTTAGCCAACTTGGCAACTGCGACTTTATAGTCAGCGACTGCTTCATCATACTCAGCAACGTGTTTGGTTGCATTCTCTTTGACGATCTTCAGCAATTCCTTGCGATCCATCTTTACACTTTGCATAACATTCCTTTTAATATCTAACATAATTACCAATCTGAACTTGGACCAGAGTCTGACGAACTAGAACTCCAGCTTGAAGAACTATCACTGGAACTAAATGAAGAAGATGCAGACTTACGGCTGTCATCATCATCGAATCCCCACGAACTTGAACTTGAGGATTCTGTTTTTGGAAAGTCAATTGGACTTGACCCACCAGACTTGTGTGTGATTGAATTCACAACACTATCAATCAACATTCCAGTCAGCATACCATTCACAAAACCGTCATCTGACGAGGTAGTTGTAGTTGTGCTTGTAGCGTTTGACGTGGAGTAGGTTGGGGTGTATTTCTTTGTGGTTTCTTTGCCACGTGGAGGAACAGAACTTGTATTCTTGACAGCTGACTCTAGAGATTTGGCACGCATTGACTCACGCCATTTACGAGTCTGTTCAATTTGACGATCTCGTTCTTGTGCTTCCAGTGCAGCTTTCTCGGCTGAACGACGAAGGAACCAACGAACTGCCAGAGTGACAAAAGCCACCCCAGCAAGTACCGCAATAATTGCTAGGATGTCTTCCATCATTCGCCAATCTTATCGAAGGCATCAGCTACCTTGTCAACTGCCTTCTCGGCAACTTCAGGGATAGCTTCTGCAGTTTTGATTGTAACATCAATAGCCTTAGCTGTCAATGTCAGAGGGGATGCAACAATCTCTGCTGCAAGGTCGGTTAGAGAATCAAAGATACCCATGATTATTTTCCTACATTCAGAACAGGAGTTTGACCATTCAACACCAGAGTGCCACCTTTGAACTGAGCAATAGATTGA